TGGAGCAATTCCTCCAAATGAAGTAGATGCATTTATGGAAAAAACTTTAAGTAAATTAAAGCGTACTCCATTTGTAGATGAAAAAACTGGAGAATATAATTTAAAGTATAATATGCAAAACATATTAGAAGATTTTTATATCCCAGTTAGAGGAAATGATCAAGCAACAAAGATTGAAAATTTAAATGGTTTACAGTGGGATGGAATTCAAGATGTTGAATATTTAAGAGATAAATTATTTGCAGCTTTAAAAGTACCTAAACAATTTATGGGGTATGATGAAAATGCAGATGGTAAAGCTACGTTAGCAGCTCAAGATATTAGATTTGCTCGTACAATAGAGCGTATACAAAGAATTATAGTATCAGAATTATATAAAATTGCACTAGTTCATTTATATACTCAAGGTTATAGAGATGAACAATTAGGTAACTTTGAATTATCGTTAACTAATCCTTCAATTATATATGATCAAGAAAGAATAGCACTAATGAAAGAAAAAGTTGATTTAGCTGCTCAAATGGTAGAAACTAATCTTTTACCAACAGATTGGATTTATGAAAATATTTTCCATTTAAGTGAAGATCAATTCGAAGAGTATAGAGATTTAATTAGAGAAGATGCTAAACGTAAGTTTAGAGTAGATCAAATTTCAGCTGAAGGTAATGATCCTATTGAAACAGGTAAGTCATATGGTACCCCTCATGATTTAGCCTCATTATATGGATCAGGTAGAATGTATTCTGATCCTGGAAATGTTCCTGATGGTTATAAAGATGGATCTAAAGATAAAACCCCATTAGGAAGACCAGCTAAAAAAGTATCTAAAAGAAATACACAGGATGATAATTTTGGAAAAGATAGATTAGGATCTAAAGGTATGAAAAAAGATTATAATGATACTAATAAATCTCCTTTGGCATTAGAGAATAATTCAAATTATTTACAACACCAAAGTATGTTAAAATCAATTCCTTCTGAAAAACAGTTGGTATTTGAGCAAGATAAGGCGAAAAGTTCGCTTCTTGATGAATCAAATATTAAAGAACAATAATTTTAATATATTTATACTAAAATAAATATTGATGTATATAAAACACTCAAAATTTAAAAATACCGGTATTCTTTTTGAGATACTAGTCAAAAAGATAACTGGAGACACTTTATCTGGTAAAACTTCACCAGCTATTAAGATAATTAAAGAATATTTTGTTAATACAGAGTTAGGAAAAGAATACAAACTGTATGAGACTATGTTTAATAATAAAAATCTAAGTGAAAGCAAAGCTTCACTTACTTTATCTACTATACTAGAACAATCTAAAAAACTTAATAGAAGAAAATTAAAGAATGAAAAATATAATCTAATCAAAGAATTAAAATCTCACTATGATGTTGAAGATTTATTTAAAACTAAACTATCAGATTATAAAGCACAAGCTTCTTTATATACTTTATTAGAAATATATAATACTGAAAAGGTAACAAATTCAAATCAAATAGTAGATAATAAAATTACTGTATTAGAGCATGTTACAACTAAAGGAGTAAGTAAAGAAAAAATTAAAGATACCGTATTAGAAGAATTTAAATCATATGATAAAGATTTACGTACATTAACTTATCATGTTTTACTTGAAAATTTTAATACAAAATACAATGATTTAAATTCAAAACAAAAATCAATATTAAAAGAATTTATTACATCAGCAGATAATGGTCCTTTACTAAAAGAATTTTATAATAAAGAAGTTATATCTTTAAAATCAATTTTAAAGTCTGAAACTAAAAAAGTTAAAGATCAAACAACAAAAATTAAATTACAAGAAATTGATAAATTAATTGTAGAATTAAACAAAAGAACAACAATTAAAAATAGTCACTTAGTTGATTTGTTACAATATCACTCATTATTAGAAGAATTAACTGTAGCTAATGGATAATATTATAAATAAAATAGTCTCATTAATAAATGAAGCCAAAAAATCAGATGTTGATCCAAAATTAATAGCATGGATTGAAAAAAGATATGGTCCTTGGGATGAAAGAGATTTTCTATCAGATGATGGTGATACTTATTTTAAAACAGATGCTGACTATGAATCTGAAGGTGGAGGTATTTCTCATAAAATAATTAGACTTCCTTCTTTTAGTGAATTAATTAAACAATTAAAAGATTCTAGAGATGCAGCTAATGATTTAATTAGAGGTGAATCTGTAAGAGATGATGAAGTTTTAAGAAAAATATATGATGACCAAAGAGAAACATATAATAAATTTAGAACTCATTTAAGAAAAGAATATCCAGCATTTTATGCTCAATTAAAAAATCAACTTACTGAGGAAGAAATAGAAGAAATATCAACATCTGGGGCAGCAGGAGCCTTTTTAACACCATATGCATTTAGAAGACCTAAGAAAAAACAAAAACCAATACCTGAAAATTTAAAAGAAGGTATTGATTTAGATTCATATGGATATAAATTAGTTCCAAAAGATAAACAAGGTAATTATGTACAAAAAGGTTCAAAATTAGATGTAGTTAATTTATTTGAAGATCAAAAAGAATATCAAAATAAAAGAATAGCAGCATTTGATGTAATTGAACAAGAACTTAACGATATTTATAAAATGTTGAGTAATGCTAAAAATGAAACAAGTGATTATTATAATGATAATCCTTCATCATATTCTGTCGTTAAACCAACAGATTTAGTTCTAGATTATATAAAAGATATTAAAGACTTATTAAAAGGAGAATAAAATGGCAAAAACAATACAAGAACAATATAACCAAATAAAAAAGGGGAAGGGTAGCAAAGAAATTTTCCTTAAAGAGGTTAAAAGAAATTATCCACATATGATAGTTAATTCTGCTACATTTGAACAAGCAGAAGAAATACTATTAAACAGATCAGTATTATCTGAAAATATAGCAGGGGTAGTCACACAATCAACTAAAAACCCAGACTGGTTTAAAATATTTGATAATAATATGGAAATTATTAGGGAAGCAAATCCAAAAAATCCTAATAGATACCCTCCATTACACGTAGCTCAGACTAAAGAATCTAAAGAAGATGAAGCAGTTAAAGCAGATAATAGTAAAATATCTAAACAAGTAACTGATGTATTATCTAAAAGCTACGACAACACACCTGACAAAGATAATTATGATACTCTAAATGGAGAAGAATTTAGATTAGGTGTTAAATTTGAAATGGATAAAGTTAGAGAAACAATATCAGATGCTGATTTAGGAGAAGCAATTGAAAAAGCACAAAAATTAGTAGCTAAAAATTTAGCAAGTGATCCTTTATATTACATCAAAAATGCAGCATTTGGAGTTGATGGAATTGGTTACACAGATGAAGCACCAGGATTAACTGCAAGCAAGTCTGACCAAATGGAAAAAGTAAAATTAAAAGAAAATAAAATGATATCATTAATAGATTTAATGGAGAGTGGTCCATTAGGAGAAAAACCATTACCTAAAAAGAAAAAAGTAAAAAAAGAAACATTAGATAGTAAATTAGCTGAAATTGATAAGCAATCTCAAATTGTTGCTTTAGAAGCTAAAATAGCCCATATTGATGAAATTGTAGAAAAGAAAAATGCAAGACTTTCTATGGTAACTGAGGATGAAAATTTATCTGAGTTAGCTGATAAGGTTAAAATTAAAGCTATGCAACGTGAAGTTAAAGATTTAGAAAAAAGAAAGTTAAAAATGGAAAAACTTTACGAAAAAATGTGTGGTAAATCTTATAAAAAGCCTGAAATAGTAGATGAACAAGATGCTTTAGGATGGGATAAGGCAAATGGTATGTCGGCTGATTATGATCCTAAAAAAGTAGGACAAGAAAAATTTGAAGAACAAACCAATCAAGGATCTAATGAAAATTCAAATGATGGTTCAAATGATAATTCAAATTTAAATTCGAACGGAATAACAGAAAGATAATATGAATAAGCAAGTACTTGTTGAAACAAGGCTATTCACAGCCATGCCAGCCTCTTTATCAGAAAATAATCTTTCTAAGAGGGGTAACCCTTTAGTTGAAGGAATATTAGCTACTGCTGAAGTAAAAAATGGTAATGGTAGATATTATTCTAAAGAGTTATGGGAAAGAGAAATTGACAAGTATAAAGTATTAGTAGATGAAAATAGAGCAATGGGAGAATTAGATCACCCAGACAGCACTATTATTAATTTACAAAATGTATCACATAATATAGCTGATATGTGGTGGGATGGAGATAATGTAATGGGTAAAATTGAAATCTTACCTACTCCATGTGGAAATATTTTAAAAGCATTAGTTGAAAGTGGAATTACAGTTGGTGTATCTTCTCGAGGAATGGGAAGTTTAAAACCAATGGGTGAAGTACAAGAAGTACAAGATGATTTTGAACTACTATGTTGGGATTTTGTTTCAACCCCATCCAATCCAGATTCATTTATGCATTTAGTAAAAGAAGGAATTGAAATCCCCAAGCACAATCCATATACTAAAGTAAATAGTATTATCACAGAAATACTATGTGCTAATGGTTCGTGTCCCATTATATAAACCTTTTTACCCTGTGAACCGGAATTAGCGCTTTCTTTTCGAAGAGGCGCTTTTTCTTGCAATTTTAGAGAATCCCCATATACGTATAAGCATAATATGTCATTTCTGATATGACATTCACAAATTATTAAATTCTATTACGATTCCAAATAATCGTACTTCCAAAAAAAATTAAGGAAAATGAACAGAAACTTTTTAAAAGAGGCTATTGCCGATGCAAAGACTGTAAAAGAATCAGCCATTGCAAATGCTAAGCTTGCTTTAGAAGAAGCGTTTCAACCACAAATCAAATCTATGCTAGCTGCAAAGTTAGAAGAAATGGATAAAGATGAAATGGATGAAGAAATGAAAAAAGACGCTGAAGATAAAGTAGACGAAGCAAAGAAAGACGATGAAAAAATGGAGGAAGGAAAAGAATACATGACCAAAAAAGAAAAACGTGAAGGTGACGATCGAAAGTTTGATAACAAAGCTGAGACCGAAACTGAAAAAATGCGTAAAATTAAAGAGGAAGATGTATCTGATCTAGACGAAATTTTAGCAGAGTTAGACAAAGAATTACAAGAAGATGCTCGTACGGACGCTGAAGAAGAAGGCTACGAAGATGGCATGGAAGACGCTAAAAAAGATATCGAGAAAAAAGTAAAAGATATCAAACTTGAAGAAGATGAGCGTACAGATGCTGAAGAAGAAGGCTACTTAGACGGTGAAAAGGACGAAAAAGAAGACATGAAAGATGAGGACGAAGAAATCGACCTTGAAGATATGTCAGAAGAGGATCTTAAGAAATTCATCGAAGACGTAATCGAAGATATGGTAGGAGCTGGCGAATTAGAAGCTGGTGAATCATTCGAAGATGATGTTGACGTAGAGGTAGATGAAGAAGGTGAAATTGAAGTAGAAGATGATATGGAAACAGCTGTTGACGTATCTGAAGACAAAAGAACAGACGCTGAAGAAGAAGGATACAAAGATGGTATCAAAGATGCTAAAGCGGATGCTAAAAAAGAGATTGATAAAATTAAACTCGAAGAAAAAGACGAAGAATTAAAAGAAGCTTATGCTACTGTTGAAACTTTAAGAAATGAGTTAAATGAAATTAATTTACTTAATGCTAAGTTGCTCTACACTAATAAAATCTTTAAATCTAAAAACTTAAATGAATCTCAAAAGGTAAAAGTATTAGAAGCATTTGATAAAGCTGGTACTGTAAAAGAAGCAAAATTAGTATTTGAAACTGTTAATTCAGGATTTAATTCATCTACTAAAAAGCACGTAAATGAAAATTTAGGTAGAGCTTCAAAATCAATATCAACTCCAAAAGCACCTAATAAAAAGCCGATTGTAGAATCAGATGAAATGGTGTTGAGATTCCAAAAATTAGCTGGAATTATCAACGGTTAAATTAAATTATTAAACGACTAAAATTATTAAAAAATGTCACAATTAAATTCATTATTAGAAAGTGCTAATACTTACAAGTCATTACAAAGTGATGCTGCAAGATTAAGCGCAAAATGGGCTAAAACAGGCCTATTAGAAGGCATGGCTACTGAGCAAGACAAAAACAATATGTCTATGATCTTAGAAAACCAAGCTAAACAATTAGTAACAGAGAACACTCAAACAGGTGGTGGTACAGCAACTATGACTGCTGGTACAGGTCCTGCAGGTCAGTGGGCTGGTGTTGCTCTTCCATTGGTAAGAAAAGTATTTGGTCAAATCGCAGCAAAAGAATTTGTTTCGGTTCAACCAATGAACTTACCTTCAGGTCTAGTATTTTATCTAGATTTCCAATACGGTGGTACTCAGGTTAACTCTCCTGCGAACGCTGGTAACGTTGTTAAGAATCCATTTACAAATGGTACTTCATTATATGGTACTGCTACTCCAGCTAACCCTAACCCAGCTAACACAGGTGGATTTGGTAACGCTGCAGCAGGTGGTTTATATGGTGCTGGAAGATTTGGATATTCAACTCAAAACTTAGTATCAGGAGCAATTGCAAACACTAACTTTAATATTGGTAGCGCCAATTTCTACAGAGATATGAATGCTGATTCAGCATTTACATTTACTGGTACTGATACAGTTGCAAATGTTGAAAAAGTTAACTTTTTAGCTACTGTATTAGATGCTAACTA